CGCGAATTTTCAAGCGCCGAGCGCAACAGCTCGACCTCCAGAGCGTGCGCGTACTCCCGGCAATCGCAGGCGTGCGAATGCGTGGTGCATCGTTCGGCGCGGCGCTTGCTGACTAGATAATAGCTCATGGTGTTACCCTCGATTTAATGGGATAGATTGCAATTTGGGGTCTATTTCGTGTTAGGTTGCTTGCGCCGATGGTGCGCAAACTCCTTCTTGCACTCGTCACCATTCAGCCGTTTCGTCCAAAGCGTTTTTGGTATCTCCACAAATTCAGTGTTCCGCGCCTGCCCGTCTGTCCGCTTGCGGTGCCGTCCCGATGGGTGTGCAACCCTCTCGTATTTCCACCCGCTCGCTTTCAGTGATGCGCCGCACTCGCTCTGGAATATGTAGGTCTGGATCACTTCGTAACCGAGTTCCTTCCCTACTCGCGCCGCTGCCGAATACAGCATCGAGCATACGTTCGGCGTTCCGTCAGAGCACAGCCGCGTCACTTCGAGTATCCGCTTCGGGTCAAGTCCGCTTGTCGGCCTCCCAACTACGGCACAGCCCAAAATCTTCCCGGTTTCATCAACCACTCCGATTGAAAAACGGTGCCCTTGCACTCTCCCGTGGTGGCGGTGAAATTCCTCAATGTGCGCGTTCGCTTCGCGCAACTCCAGTGGTGTCGTTTTTATCTTCATAGCCTTTTCCCTTCCATCAACCTAACCCGGCAGTCCACGCGGACTCGCCGATAAGTCCGGCGAGTCGGTGACTTTTGCGTTGGGCCGCAGGGCATGCGCCGCGCGAGATTTGGCCCAGCGCACGAACTCATCGGGGGTTGCCAGTTCTTCCCATCGCCGCCAGTCTGCATCCGCAATGCCTTGTAGGGTTTCGCGCAGCCGGGTCAGTTCCTCGTGGCTATACGGAAACCACACTTGTAAACTGCTGTCATCGCGCCAGTGCGCGCCGGTCTTTCGGTCAATCGCATCGTGAGCCCATCCTTCCAATAACAGCCGTTCGCAAGCCGCCCATTGATCTTCGTCCAGCAATTCCGTCAACCGAGCGCCGAGCTTGTGCAGCGGGTGGCCCTTGGGTGGCAGTTCCAGTTCGCGGTCAGCGTCATCAATCAGATGATCCATTTCGTTCTCCGGGCCAGTGGCCTAACAATTCACCAAGCCGACGCCTGCGCGCGGCCATTCCCCGAATCTCAAGCCACTATCGGCGTCGAGGTATGCCAGGTAACGGCGTTGTGATCGCGTAAGGCGCGGGCGTTCCATTTCGCCAACACTTCGGCTCGGCTGTCTCCGTACATCGTTGCGCCACAGCCACCTTCGTGCTCTAGGCATCCAAGCTCCCACACTTCGCCATGCGTACCTCTCGGGTCGTCGCGGCGTATGTAATGCCGCTGTCCGGCGTCGTCGCGCCATCCGCCCACTGTTGGGTGAAGGAAGTCGCGCCAGTCCTGCGGCGTGTGCCCGCAAAACGGACATGGCTTGAGGTCACTGGTCCGGTCAGTCATTGGGCACCGCCTTCGCCATCAGGCGGGCGCGGTAGGATTTAAGAGCGGCGAGCATGCGCCCGGATGTGTCGCATTTGTCGCCTTTGACGATTGCGTGCCATACGTCAAAGTGTTCGCATGCTGCGGCTACATCCGCATCCGTCACCTCCGGCAGCGCTGCCGCTGGCTGTTGCGACAACACTTCTTCGTAGCACTGTCGAAGATCGCGGAGGCAATCAAGTGCCATTTCTGCGGTAGGTTCTGGCGAGCATTCCACGTCACCCCCTGCGATTTTGAATACGTCGAGTGCATGTATCGTCGCTGGCTGGGCAAGGCGGGCGGCGATGAACTTCTCAAGATCGCGAAGAAACGGAACGGCATCACACCGGCAATCATTGTCGCCGTTGCCGCCGATTGATGGGCAATCCTGATCGTGATGAACGACTTCGTAAGCTCGCTTGAGCAAAGCATCCACCGCTACCGGCTCGGCTGGTTGGGGTGCCGCCTTTAAGGCCAGTCCCGTGTACGCATCTGGATGCTTGATCGCGGCGGCGAGCTTGTGGTGATTGATAAACCCGCATTCGGTTCTGAACCTTTCCGGCTCGAAACCGAGTGCGCGAATCAGATCGTCAGCCTCGCAAAGTTCGCCATTGTGCAGAGCGCAAATATGCTTGGCGTCGCGCTCGCCCAGTCCGCTTGCAGTGCCAGCGATAGTGGCTCCGCTCTCCGTGTGGATTCCGTAGTACGGCGCTCCATGAGGTTTGACCGGAATCCATTTTTCTGACTGCGCCTCATCCGTCACCCGCGTTTCGTTGGTCGCCTGCGGGTGCTTGAGGGCGGTGGCAAACATGGCATCGAGTTGATTGCCGTAAGCATCAACGTCAATGGCGTTGTCGCCATTCCTTCCGTGCTTGATGGCCGCAAATTCGTAAAGACCGCGCACTTCGTGAAAAGCATCCACCACGCCCTGCGGCTCCGGCGCGGGAGGCTGGGCAGGGGCGGCGGAGAGCATGGCGGCCCAACATAGGCGCGCTTTGTGCGCCGCCTGTTGGCATCCAGACATTGCTTCGTAGCGATCCCATTCCTCTGCGGATGAGAAGAATTCATCCGGCTCGGACTCAAAGCCCGACACAACCATTTTCTGCGTCGGCACCCTCGGCACCAGCACATAATCCCCATCCGGCTTTGCCTTCTCGACTTCGTGGGCGTCGTGCTCGGCGAGGGCATCCACCGTGATCTGCAACAAATGACCGCAGTCAGGGCTTGGGGCGGTCATTTGCAGGTATTGCTGGATATCCCGCAGCGCATCCGCCAGCTTGTCTTGTGTGGTCATGGTTTGGCTCCGGCGAGAATTGCTGCAATACGTTCACCTTTCGGCAGATAATCCATGTGCCACGCGTCGCCTTCCGGCTCTGGATTCGGTCCGCCTGACCAGCGAAGGTCGTACAGACCTCCATGCTGATCCTCGGTGTCGTAACCGTCGATCCGGGCCAACTCGGAAGCGATCAAAACGGCCACCTCCGCATCCCGCGCTCGGCGGGCGGTGAGTTCAGCGGTGATTCCTTTCCACCACGAATAGCACTGGCCCTCTGTCGCGCCGCCATTGTCTGCGGCAAATCGCATATCCCGCAGCGCCTCCAAGTCAACCGGATCGGTGGTGTTCATGCTCGTTTCCTTAGATCAAAATTGGATATCGTCGTCTTCAAACGTTTCGGCTTGCTGCGGCTGAGACTTCGCAGGCTTCTCCCGCTTCGCCTCCTCCCGCATTTCCTTCGGCTTCACGCTCAGGCTGAAAAACGTCTTGCCTTCGAGCTTGCCGGACTTTCCTTTCTTGCTCCACGCCGAAAGCCAATATTCCTTGCCATCAACATTGATTGACCCCGACAGGTCCGGGTGCGTGTCCTTTTCCTTGCGCTCGTTGCGGGAAAGGATGCCAGTGTTTGTGTTGTCGTATTCGGTCATGCCTGTCTCCTGAGAATCTGTTCGTAAAACGGGGTGACCAGTTCGGCCAAGAATTGCGCGCGCCGATCTTGCAGCGCTTTGATATCGTCCAGTACGTCGGCACGATTCATGCGGTACACGGCAAGCTGATCGTTTTCAGGGAAGTCCGAGCAGAAGCTGACGAAATCGCACCAGTCCCGCCCCGTACAATCCAAGTGCCCGACCATCTGCCAGCGATAGGCCGGATCATACGTCCCGCGTCGCCGTGTCGCCCAATGCGTCGAGGCAATCACGGACTTGATTTCGATGACTCCCTCGTCACCGATCAGGCCGTCCGGGGAATCGCCGTACTCGCCGCAGTCGAAGAATCCCCCGTTGCTCACGTCGGCAAAGAACAGATCCTCGTAAATCATGCGGGCCAACGGCTCCTGCTCGTTGCCGCGCTCCATGTGGTCATTCGAGAATCCGTAAGTCGCCTTGCGCCCGGTAATCCGTTCCAGCGCGATTTGCAGGGCATAGCGTTTCGCCGGGTCGCCGAATGCGTTCGGAGCGTTCGCCATGATGACGGCGAAGTTCGATGCTGTGGCCTTGCCAAGTCGCAGTTCGTGCCATGCGTCGGAGTTCTGTTGGACGTCGTGGAAGATCATGCCGTCTCTCCCTCGCATTCCTCGATCAACTGGCGCTGATGTTCGGGCGTCATGTCTGCCTTCGCCAATACTTTCTTGAGGTCACCATCGCGCTTATACGCCGCTTTGGCGCTATTCCACGTCGCACTATCCGGAGTTACCGTCTTCCGGCGCGGTGGCTCAGGAACGAGCCTCAGGCCGTCTACAGTATCCTTGCCGAATCGGACGCTGTGATCGACATAGACCGTGACTTGCACGTTCTGCCAGTCGTCGATAAACGCCGATCCGGTCAGTCCCTTCATAATCTTGCTGTTCGTCGCGTTCAGGATCATCGGTTTCAACTTCTCGCCGGGGCGGAGTTCCTTTTCGATGAAGTGCGCCGTGTTGAAATGATCCTTCGTTTTCTTGGTGCGGTCGATTTCCAGCGCGACGCGGGCGACAGTCAAAACGGTCGGCTCCACGATATCGGCGCTGGACAGGTAAGGCGAATCGAACGCCTTCCTGTAATGCGTCTTTCCCTTCTCGCTCATTTCATACCCTCGTCTGTGTCGGGGAGTGCGGTCATTGTCCTACTCCTGAATTGTTGGGTCGCGCGCCTGTGGGGTTAGCGGGCTTTCTTCTTCGCCATTTTCTTTGGCGCACGCTTCTTGGCGACCTTCGGCAATTCGACAGGTGGAGACCATGCCTTGTCGGTCAGCCATGTCGGGCGCTCTGGGATTTCTTCCGACCGCATCGGCATGATGGCCGCAATGATTTCCGGCGCTTCCGGGAAGCGCAATGTGATTGGCCGTCCGTGCT